CCAGCTGCACGCGCGCCAAGAGATCGACCTGATAGGCCGTAATGGGCACCGGGTAGAAGAACAACCGGCCATTCGGCCACGCCGGTTCGTAAAAACACTCCGTCGGAATCCCCGGCAAACTCGGTTGGGCAAGTGCCGCATAGCGCAACGGATCGAGATACACCTCGATGTCGGTGAAAATCTGCCCACTGAGCCACGCGAGGGATTCAATCGTGACCGGCCGCTGCGTCATCGTCCAGGAGCCGGTGGGCCCAATCGTATGGGGCGAGAGATTCGGCACCAAGGTGAAGGAGGTCGTTTGCGTGCAGTAAACGGCCTGCCGTTCCGCGTTCCAGTTGTCGAGAATGCGGTTCAGTTCCTCGAGGCCAAACGCCGCATCCTCCGGTGCCAGGGCATCGAGTGCCCCGAGCACCGAGAGCTTGATAAACGCCGACTTAATGAGGTGACTGACGGGCGGTTCGGTGACGAGCGGGCTGACCGTCTGAACCTGAATGGCCGCGCCAATCGCGCCCACGCCGACAAACGAATAGGCAATGATCCCGAAATCAGTTTCGGCCGCCGTCGGCTCATAGGTGAAATAGCCGTTCCCCTTCGCGGTGACCGTCCCGAGGCCGAGCACTTCGCTGCCGGCGTCTCCCGTGACGAAGACCGTGATCAGGCCCGTATAGGCCGAGCCATCCAGAATCTGATTGATCTGCGCGCCGCAGACTTGCCCGGCACTCCGGCGCTGAAACGGCTCGCTCGTAACCGTCGTGACCGGGACCGCGCCCGGACCGACGAAGGTATAGGCATTCCAACGCCCGCCGCGTTCCGTCGAGGAGGGTAGGACGGTAAACAGCCCGTTCCCCTCATTCGTGACGGCCCCCGCCATCGGGAGTTGTGCGGCGGTATCCAGCGTGGCGAAGGCTGAGACCATCCCGGTAAAGGGAAGGCCCGTCGTGGCGTCAATGAGTTGTGCGCCGATAGGGACCATACGCTTAGGCTACCCGCTGATTGCTGTTACTCGCCCAGGCCGGCTTAAAGCTGCTCGGCACCACCACACCCCCGACGGCGGTCACCGTCGAATCCCCGGCCGCCAGGCCCACGGAAATGGCATTCCCGCCCCCGCCGAGGACGATCGCGGTGCCCGTCACGACCCCGACGCCGATCCGGAACGCGATGCCCACGCCTTGCACCAGCGCATCCCCTTGCGCCACGCCGGTGCCACTGCCACTACTGACCGCCGTGGCCGTGGACGTGCCGAAAACTAAGCCGACCGAGGCGCCGAGGCCCGCCCCACTCCCCACGACGGACGAGCCGCCGCTCGCATTCCCCACCCCAATCGCCACCGATTGCCCCACGCCACTGACTGCGGCCGCACCCGTGACGAGGCCCAGTGAGCCGAGGGCTTGACTCCCCAGGACCGTGGCGGCGCCGGTAGCGGCGCCGATAGCGACCGATGACGCGGACCCTACCCCGATGACGGAGGCCGACCCTTGCGCCGTCGCGCCTCGCACGACCGTGCCCGTGCCCACGGCGGTGACGGTCGAGGTGCAGAAACTGATCCCCTGATTCCCGACCTGTTTCTGGCCATCGGCCCCGGCGGCCCCGACCGCGATCCCAACACCCGCTGCACTGACGGTGCTCGCGGCGAGGGGCACGGCGGCGCCCACAGCGGCCCCGATCCCCGCTCCCGTGCCACTGAGGGAGGCCCCGACGCCGGTGACGGTGGCCGAGCCGGCAGCCGCGGCGAGTGACCGATAGGTCGATTGGCTGATGCCTTGGACATCCGCCACCCCATCGACCGCGCCATCCGCTTCGCTATTCGGGATCACGCCAAACGTGGGCGTCGCGACCAGCGGGAGGCCGCTGTTCAGGGCGATCCCCGGCACGGTATCGGTAATCGTCTCGAGCGCCGAGATCGCATAGCTCGGCAAGCCCGGCAGCGTAATCGTGACGACCGTATTCGACGTCCGCACGACGGCCGCATCGGGAATGAGCGCACGGATCGCGTTCCAGCCGTGCGTCTCGCTTTGCGCACTGACCAACCCGTTCAGAATCGGCCGCCGCGCATCGACGAAGGCGCCATACCGCCCCACCACGGAGGCCGTCCCGAGCGAGGCCCCGATGGCTTGCGACAGGGGTTGACCGACGCCCAGCACGGTGGCGAGTCCGGTGCTGGCGCCTGGCTGCGCCGAGGTAAAGGCGCCCGCCCCCTGCGCGAGCGCCCCGGGGAGCGTCGAACTGAAATTATCAAACCGCGGCAAGATCGCGGCATCCCCCATCAGGCCCGCACAACCCGGCTTACCACTAATGAGGGCCGTATCACTCTGCGTAAAGATCTGCGCCCCGTTCGCCATCACGGTGATCAGCGATCCGGCCACGGTAATCCGGAATTTGGTCAGCGTATCCAGCGGCGTGGTCACGGCCGCGCTGTTCAGGAGCGTTTCGACGCCGAGAACCCGTTTATAGAGGGAGACGCTCGAGGAGAGGATCCGCAGGTAATAGCAACTGCCCACGCCATCCATGCGCACCGCTGGCCCAGCCTGCGAGGCCACGAGCCCGCCCGGCGTGGGCACTTCGGTGAACACTTCTGCAAACTGGTCATCGACAAACGTGCCGCGCACACGCACCGCGGTCGAGGCATTCGCGGTGAAGGGCTTCAGATAGAGCGAGCTGACAATATCCCACGGCGTCCCGAGCACCGTTTCCCACGTAAACCCGATGGAGAAGTGATTGAAATCGTCGGTAAACGGCACCGCGCCAATGCCGAGCGACGAGGCCGCGCCCACACCGGAGACCGTCGCCGCCCCGACCGACACCGCATTACTGGCGCCCGTCTTGACGCCTAACACGGTGGCCCCACCGGTCGCCGCGCCCACGCTGACGACCGTGGAGAGGCCGATCATGGCGGCCGTGGCGAGGCCCGCGATCGTGCCTGCACTCACCGCCGTGGCGCGTCCCACGCCAGTGGCCGTGGCCGTGCCGGATGAGGCGCCGCTCGAGACGGCCGTCGAGGATCCCACCGCGGTGACGGTGGCATTTCCTGTGACGGCGCCCACGTTCAGGGCCGTAATGCCGAGTGTTGGGCTCGCCACGAGGTCGAGCCCGCCGACGAGCGTAATCGCCGGCACCGTGTCGGTAATCACCTCCGAGGCGGTGATGTCATACGAGGCGATCGCCGGGAGCGTGATCGTGACGACCGTCGCGGAGGTCCGCACGACGGCAGACTCGGCAATGAGGGTCTTCTTCGCGTCCCACCCGGTGCCCTCGGCCTGCGCCGAATCCAGTCCGTTCAGAATCGTGCGCCGGAAGCTTGAGAAGGACGCCACGCCGGTGACCGTCGCGGCCCCTGCCACGACCCCAATACTGGCAATCTCCGACAGGGCCATCGCCACGAACGCGACGTCATCCGAGACGGCCGTGCCGCCAATGGCAAAGTCGGCGGTCCCGGCGGTCGTTTGCCGAATGACACTCGAATAGAACGCACTCGCGCCAATATTGAACGTCTGGACCGTCGTGCAGTTGCCGTTGGGGGTGAAGGCCGCCGACGTCGCGCCCCCGCCATAGAGGGCGGCCACCGCGACCGCTGTGCGCCCCCCGTAGGCCAGCGTGACGGAGGGATCGGCTTGATTTTCGCTGACGGAGCCGGAGACGAAGGCGGTCGTATCCCCAGGCGCACTGAACGACATGGAGACGAAATGCATGTCATCCGTCGTATTCGTATTCAGACTCGCGCTGACGGTTTGATTGCCGGTCGGAATGCCCGTGCCGAGGAACCACAATTCCGCGGCGCCCGGCTCAGTGACGGTATCGGTCGCCCGAATCTTTCGGGTCATCGCCACGCCACCATAGGTGACGGCCGAGACGTGATCCGTGCTGCTCGTGCCGTGGACAATGGCCACGACAATGGCCTTCGCCGTGCCGTTCGGGACGTGCGTCCAGGTTTGCGGGTTCGTCGTGCCCGTGCGCTCGACTTCGACGGAGTTGAGGAACGTGGGAAGCGCCATCAGGACGGGATGAAGGTATCACCCGTGAGCGTAATGACGATCGTCTTGCCGCCGGCCACGATATCCGCTTCGGTAATGCTCGCCGTCGCCGTGCCCGTGAGGGCGGCGCTCGCACTCGTGACTTGCTCGATTTCGAGATGCGCAATCGTGGTCAAATCCACCGAGGCGTCTAGGCGCATGAACAACGTGGTCGTGGCAAACGTCAGAATGCCGGATTGCGCATTGCTGCTCACCCAATTGGTTTCAGTTCGCTCTGTCCCGGCAGCGTCAATGTAGCTGTTGCCTGCGGTCGTCCCTTCATTTCTGGTCAGCACCGTCGTAGTATTGTCCAAAATGAGCACATGCATCGGGGAATGCGCGCCGTCGTTGTCGCCAATCGCCAACCGCACTTTGTAACTGCCCGCCGCCGGCAGATCGACGCGGAAATTGAGCACATTCGCGGAGCCCGGCGCAAAGTGAATCCCGACGAGCCGTTCATCATTGCCAGAGTTCCGATCACGAGTCGTCGGAATATCGGTGACCCAGCCATAGGTGATGGAATCCCCGCCTACCGTCCGCGTGGTCGGATATAGCCCGCCTGGGTCCGTGACGATGGACCCGTTCGACACGGTCTGAGCGGTGTTATAAACAAAGACCCGATTGTGGCCCGCTTCGGTAGACCCGTTAGAGTCCACGGCGGCCAAGCTATCGCGGAAGTCAAACCCCTTGGTGGTCAGCCAGTTCGCCATTTAGGGCACCATCGGTCTGCCCGCCATCGGACTTGTCGCGAGGTTTCGCCGGGACTGGGCGAAGGAGAGGTTCTTGCTATGCGACCACCCATGCATTCCGATCCACTCCTCACCTACAAACAGGTCCGCGCCCGCTTCGTGCAGACACGCCTCGAGCTCGAGGGCCAACTGATGGACCAGATCACGGATCCCGTGACGGGCCTGACCTGCCAGACGCCTGCCGGCGGGCCGATTGGTTGGTTGTTCCGCTCGGCCTGGCTCGCGGCGCATCAGTAAGCGCCCCGATTCCACGGCACCGTCCGCGTCGTGCCGTCTTTCATCGTCGCCAGGAAGGGATAGGTGGCCAGCAGGTTCAGCCCCTGCCCCTTCGCGGCGGTATCGCCAGCGGCCAGGGTGTAGTTCTGTGCCGCCGCATTCGTATAGGACACGGTGCCCATCGCCCCGTGCGTCTCGCGCGGCGTGCCGAGGGCCTGGATCTGGGCGAGCGTCTGATTCGACCCGGAGAAATTCGTGATCAGCGTGCCCCCCGTGCCCGCATACACGTCATAGTCCCAGGCGTTCGCATCGAGAAAACTCGCCGCGATGCCGTTGAAGATTTCCGCCTGCAACGTCCCGCCCAGCTGCCCGCCCCCGAAGATGTTGTTCTTAATGACGAGGTTCGTGATCGGGTTACTGCGGCCCTTGCGAATCTGTGCGTTCGAGGCCGAGACGAAGGTATTGTTCAGGATCACCAGATCATCCCAGGACGACGGACTACCCGCCGTGCAGCCGCTCGCCGACGCCGGCGGTTGGCCCGCCGCGCCTTCCGGGTCAATGATGATCCCGAACCCGAGATTACTGTTCAGGACGTTGTTGTAGACGCGGAGGTGCGCGCAGGGCGCATCGAACAGATTATCGAGATAGATATTCTGATCGGCCGACTTCTCGATGTAGTTGTTGTAAATCTGCGCGTAGCCGCCCGATTGAATCAGCAACGAATCGGAATGGCCCGACCCCTCGACGTGTTTGATGACGTTGTTATAGATCGAGAGGTTCGCGCCACCCTTCAACCCGTCGTGAAAAATGTTCTCGACCAGCATGTCGTGGATCTTGCCGACGTTGAAGGTCGTGCTGCTCGAGTGCGTCGTGACATACGAGCCCGCGGCATCCCAGTGATAGATCGCTTGCCCCCCGCTCGAGGTGCCCAGGCCGCTCGGAATCGCATCGTGCGCGCCGTCGATCGTGCGCCCGATGGAATACGTGAACGTGGTGGGGCTCGTCGTCGTCGCGATCCACCGCGTCCCCTCATAGCCAGGACAGTTGTTCGTCACCACGCCATCGAACTGGCAGGGGCCGCCGAGGCTGGGATCCTTCACGCCGACGTAATACGTCCCCGAGGACGGAAAGCCGTGCGGGGTCGCCGTCGTCGCGGTGGCCGTCGTCCCCGATTCCGTGATCGTCGTAATCACCACCGGCGGAATGTCGCTGTGAATCCAGCCATACCCGAGCTCGAATCCGTTACTCGCTTCCGGCGCCACGGTGTGAAAGTAGACGCCCCCGCCCACATCATCGAGCGACGTTTGCGTATGGCCGCTGCACTCGACGTGGAGCATGATGTCGTGATGCACGCTGTCCGCATAGCCGCAGTAGGAACTGGTCGTGCTATTCGAGGCAATATTGATCACGCGCAGGCCGTAGCTCGTCGCGCCCGTGGTCGCCTGCCCGATGCGCCCATCAATCGTGACGAAGTTCGTATTGAAGCGGAATCCAATCGATCCCACCGTATTCGCCAGATCAATCGTCGCCGTATTACTGGAGCCCGTCACCACGGCAATCGTGATCGGACTGACCGCCGTGCCCGAGGCGCCCGTGATCAGGCCGCCCGTATAGGTGTCCCCGCCCACCAGATTCACGGTCGATCCGGCTGCCACGGAGCCCCAGGCAATGTTGGCCAAGCCGCGCCAGGCCCCGGCGCCGCCCACGGTGGCCGCGCAGCTGGCCGTCGTCCCGTTCCCGTTATTCGCGCAGGCCGTGAGGGACCGCACATACCAACAGGTCCCCGAACACGTCAGCGTGCCGGCCGTGACCGTAAACGTCAGGCCCGCACTGGCTAATCCGTTCTGTGTCACCACCACGGGCCCCGTCGAGACGCCCGGCACGGTGGCGGTAATGCTCGTGGCACTCCAGGCCGTCGTCGAGGCGACGGTGCCGTTAAAGGTGACGGTGCCCGTGCCTTTCGTCGATCCAAACCCCACACCCGTAATCGTCACCGAGGAGCCGACGGATCCGGTCGAGGGGCTGAGCAGGGTCACCGAGGGCGTCCCGGAGGCATTCACGATGACGCCCGTGGCCGGCGGCGGGGTCTGGGCCTGCACAAAGCCCCAGATGCCCACGAGGAGCAGCAGGAGCACGGCGAAGAACATCCGCAGGCGAATCATGGGCGTCATCCGGTCAAGGCCGGCGTCGTGGCCGCGAGCACGGCCGGAATATCCGCCCCGAGATCCAAGCCATCCGAGCCGGCGAGGTGATAGGCGCTCGTGGGCTTCAGCCGGAAATCGGCGCCCTCGCCACTGGCCACATAGTTCACAAATTCGGCTTGCCAGAGCGCCGCCGCTTCATAGAAGTTCGCCGCGCCATCCGTGCCCGCCGTCGCATCCGCCACCGCGTTCTTGCTGTAGGTGTAACCGCCCGTCGTGCAGGCCGTGAGGGTCGCCGTGCCCGCCGCCACGCCTCCCGCTTTAATCCCGTTCGTTTCTTTGCGCAACATGTTATTCGTGAGCGCCAGGCCCGTGATCGGGAACAACTGCGCCGAGTCCATCGTTGCAAGGCCGCCACCCGTCAAGTTCGTGGTATGAATCACCGTATTGTGATCAATGACGAGGCCTTGGATGCCGTTACTGATGTTCATCGCGAAGATCTCGAAGCCCTGCCCCCATTGCGGCCCGGAGTCATACACGAGATTGTTGCGCACCGTGAGATTGACCATCGGCCCGGGATAGGGGAACCCCGATCCACTGGGAATCTCGGTGCCATGCACCTCGAGCCAGCCATCGCAGTGCCGATAGATGTTCTTCTCAATGACCACGTTTTTCGTCTGCAGGTAGGATCCCGCGCCCTCTTGATTGACGGTTTTGATCCACGTCCAGCAATACTGAAACACGTTGCTATCGATCTGGGCGTTCTGCACGGCCTTGAGCTCGAACATGTTCTTGATGGTATGCGCCGTCGCGCCAAAAGGCGTGGCCGCCACCATCGCCGTGCCGTCGTCCACATACGAAGAGCCCGTCGCGTCGTGGTATTGCGTGCGGGCGCCCGGGGTCACGCCTCGCCACACCCGAAAGATCGTCGCCAGCGGATCGGGCGTCCACGTCACCGTGACATGCCCGGTCGCACCCAAGGTCGCGCGCACCTCGAGGGATTCGTTGCTATTGACGTAGAACACCGGATTGGCTTGATAGCCGTTCGGATTGAAGCCTTGGACCGTATAGAAATAGATGCCCGCCGCCAGCGTGCCACCCCCGGCCCCCGCCACCGCTTGCACATTCACCGGTGCCTGGAGGTTGCCGTTAAACCATTCCGCGGCGTTCCCGCAGAGGTTCTGTCTGAAAATGAGGCCGAAGCCCGGCCCCTCCATGCCCAGCGTCACGCCCGCCCGTAAGCCGCCGGGCACATCCACCGATCCCGCGACCGGCGCAAACGACACCACCCCCGACGCGCCTCCACCCGTGATCCCCGTGATGGTCGTGAACGTCCAGGCGCCCCCGACGAGGATACTGAGGCCCTGGCCGACGGTCAGTTCAGACAGCGTATGGCCCGCTTCCGAACACGTCACATTCACCGCCGTGGCAGTCAGAATGCTCGTCACGGTCATGTAGGTGCGCACGTTCGGATCGGCCCCGCCCAGCATGAAGGGCTCGGTGCCGCCCCGAATGAAATTATTGATGACCGTCAGCGGCCCGTGGCCATTCGAGCCGCTAATCGCTTGCGAGTCCTGCCCGACCGATTTGATCTGGTCGATGTAGTTGTTCGTGATCGTGATATAGCGGCCATGCGTCCAAATCCCGATCTTCTGGCCGCAGACGTCCCCGCCGTGGATGTAGCACTGATCGACGGTGATATGGTGCGGCTCATCCGCGTAAAACTGTTGCGTGCTGTCGTTTGCGCCAATCTTAATGATGGCATTGAAGCCAAACGGCACGCCCCCGACGTTCAAATGCCGCAGCACGTAGTTACTCGCGCCGGGCGCGATAATGATCGACGAAATGCCACTGCCGGGTGAGACGATCAAGGGCATCAGCGGCGCATACGAGGGATTCGTGCGACGGCCGGCGCGCGGCAAGAGACTCAGATCGGCCGCCGTGGTCAGGGTGATCGGCGCCGCCAACGCGCCTTTATTGGGGAGCGTGACGTTTTCCGTATAGGTGATGTTGGGGTCAATGAGAATCGTATCCCCCGCCACCGCGGCCGTCACCGCGGCCTGCACGGTCGCGTAGGTCTTCCCCGGCCCCACCGTCTTGAAGGTGCCCGTGGCGACGGTCAGGGGCAGGATAAACGGCGGCGACACCCCCGAATCGACCACGCCCGTCGGATAGGTAATCGCGATCGAGGTCTGATAGTTATCCGCCGCCCGGCCCGTAAAGAGCGCCGTGCAATCGGCCGTAATCACGCCGTAGGCGTCCGGCGTCGGCAACCCGAGACTGAGCGTGCCAATGACCGTTGGGCTGTTCGCAATGCGCAGCCGCACGGTGTAATTCGTGATCCCGGTTAGGACCGCGGGCGCCGTAAAGGCAATCCAGCCGGCCGGCACCCGTCCGACGCTCGCGGGACTCACGATCGCACTCGCGGCATAGGCGTAGGCTCCATCCACGTAGCTTTTGACCGCCACGGCATCGGCGGGCGTCATACTCAACCCGCTCGCGGACGCCGCTTGCACCCCCGCCACCATATCGGCGGCCAGCTTGGCCCCGATCTGCGCGGGCGTCATCGCCCCTCGTCGATGGCCTTCAGTTCCGCCGCATGGGCCGCTTTCATCCGATCCCGAATGATGTCCGCATCGCCATCCGCCGACAGCCCATCGGCCAGGCACCGATGGATCTCGGCATTGACCGCGGCCTGAAGACGCGCATCGCGCGGATCGCCGGATTCCTGCCCGACCGCCATGCCAATCGCCGTAACAATCGGCATTTAGGTCTCGGTGACCGTCGAGGCCGTGGAGAGCGAGGGCGTGACGCCAGCACCACACGCGATGTTGGGCGTGATCGTGCCCGAGTAGAACCGGACACCGGCGCCGGACGTCAGCGAGCCGAGCGCGAAGTGTGTGGCCGTCGCACCCGAGCCCGACACACCGGCGGGGAACGTGATCGCCGCCACCGGAGAGACGCTGTTCGTCGTGACCGTCCAGCCACCCGACGTGCGCGCGACGCTGACTCTCGCATACGTATTGTAAGCGCCGGTGGTCATTTCGTTCGTCGTCTGGTCGCCGGCCGTGCCAGGGTCCGACGTGTGGAGACTGGCGAAGATGTTCGTAATGGGCGAGCTCGTCGCGTTGATCGCGACGTTCGCGTAGAGCGTGGCATTGAACATCAAGAGGAGGAAGGAATTCGCGTGGACCGCACTTTTTGCCATCGGGAGACTCCTGCGGCCTTCTCAGGTCCGCGTCAGGGTTTTCAGTAAACTTTTTCCGCGGAATCCGTCGCGCACGACCGGCTCGTGCAGCACCGTGCGCACCATGTCGGGCTGTTCCACCGCGTAATGCAGCAGGACCGCACAGGCTAAGCCAATCGCCGTCTGGGCGGGGAGCTCGAGCAGGGTTTGCCCCACGACATGCGCCCGAATCGCCTCGAGTTCGCCCGGATCATACGCGAGGTTCATGGGGCGTAAAACCCCGTGATCACCCACGCCTTGCTGCCGGCAGTTGAGTTTATCCAGCACACATCCACATTTGGCGGCAACCGGATCGGCGTCACGCGGTTATCCACGACCGTCGCCTGCGTGGCCGCCGTGGTATACGCGAACCAAAAGACCGTCGTGCCGGTGCCGCAGGTGGTGCCCGTGCCGTATTTCAACGTGTTGTAACTGTCCGCTGCAATCCCCGCGGCATTCGTCACCGAGAGAATATCGGTGATGTTCAGCGACAAGCCCGGATGGGCCACACAATCCCCACCCACGGCCGTCAGAGACGTGGCGGTGGAGACCGTCACGACGCATCGCACGGGATCGCCTTTCTGCTGCGCATGGACCGGCGCGAGGAGCGCCAGCCAGACGAGACAGATGCCGAGGGCAATCCGTGTCACTTGACCACCGGCGTGGCCTTGGGCGCCTCGCCTTTCGGGGGAGGCGGCGCGGTCGGCGGCTTCGGCGGCAAGGTGCCCCCCGGATTCGCCGGATCGGGCACATTGTTCCAGCCCTTGGGCGCGTCATCTTTCCAGCCGTCACCCTTGGCGCGGTCGTATTCGTCCTTGTCCGTGACCAGGCAATGCTCGCCCTCCGGTTTGTAGAGGACGCGCGGGAAGGTCAGTGCTACAGCCATGTCGAGCTCCCTCGGTGAAGAGGCCCGCCCCCGAAAGGGCGAGGCCCCTGAGTGTGACTGATTACGCGACCGCCGCCGCCGTGCTCCCGAAGGCCCACACCGTCACGGCTTCCGAGCCGGGCGTCGTGGTCGTCACGATGAACTTGAACCGCTTGCTCACCAAGGTCACCATCGTCAGGACGGACGACACGGTGGCAATCGTGGTCTTGGTCACGCCGGTGCCGAGCGCCAGCGTCAGGGTCGTATCCCCGTAATTGACCACATCGAGGTCAAACGCGGTGCCGACCTGGCAACCGGGAATGGCCGCCACAATCTGCGCCGCGGTCGGGGTCGTGATGCTGCCGGCATCCTGGCAATCGACTGGCAACAGGCCCTGAAAGAGCTGGGCCGTCGTCATCTGCACCGGCGTGGTCGCCGTGGTGACGGTCATCTGCGTGGTGGCATTCGTCGGGTAGACGATGCTCGAGAACTGCGCGTAGGTTTTCGCGGGAACGGCTGAAATGATGCTCATGGGTCTGTCCTTTATGCGGAGGCAACAGCCACGCTGTCGCGGTCATTCCAGAAGTTACCAAAGCCGTAGGCACAATCGATCCGGTTGATCCACCGCATCAGTGTCGGCTCGAACATGCGCAGCACGCCGACCGACAAGCCGCTGTTCGGATCGCGGGTCTGCGAGGAGATGACCACCGAGCCCCCCACCGGCGGGAGGTCGAGCGGCACACCCACGAGCGCAAACGCATTCTTGCCCATCGCGATGTTGACCGCGCCGACTTTGCCGTTGGGCGATGAGGTGCCGGGCCAGAGTGTCAGCAACGACGTGGCGACCGGGAGCGCATCCACGTTCTGGAAGGGCGAGCCGGGGCCGTAGATATCAGGCGTGAACGTGATCGTGGCCGAGGTGCCGGAAATCGTCTGGTTGACGCCCGTATACACGAACTGCTTCAGCGTGCCCGTCGAGCGTTTCGTGTCGTAGTTGACATCGTTCACGAGGGCAATGTTGAACCGGTCGCCGGTCTTGAACGTGTCGCCGTTCGTGCAGGTCAGGGTCAGCGAGTTGATCGCCGCCGTGCCCGTCTGGGTCGTCGTAATCGACACGTTGCCCGCCCATGTGCCGGCCGTGTGCCGGTAGACGAAGGCCGACTGATACGTATCGAAGCCGTTCGCCTCGCCAATCGAGCCCGACTTCCACATTTTGGAAATCGCATCGGGCGGATTGAACTGCGACACGACTGTGGCTCGGAGGGCACGCGTGACACCGGGCGTCAGGAACATGCCGTGGTCGCCGGCAATCCCGCCGACTTCCGCAATGCGCTGACCCGCGGCGCCATACACCGCGTCGAAGCTCGCCGGGTTCGTGCCGAGAATCCCCACCACGTTCGGCGTATTCAGATACGCCCACTTCGCGCAGTCGCTTTCGATCTTCGCGAGCAGCGCGCGCTTCGCCGGCATGATGATGTTGCGCTGAATCGCTTCCTTCGGCCGGGGCAGTCGGAGGGCCGCCTCGAGGGCATCCCACTCGAAATGCACCTTGGCCACACGGTCCAGCGTCACCGTCGCGTGCCGCGACTGGATCGGCTGGGGCGTATAACCGAGCGTGTTGTCATCGTTCGGGAGAAAGGCCTTCGGGAAGGGCACCTGAAACGAATCGCCGACCGGGTAGGGCTTGGTCAGTTCGCCGTTGTAATCGGTGTTGAAAAACGGCGCAAACTCCATCGGATTGGTGACCTGACGCAGCACTTCCATCGAGATCCACGTCGAGACTTCAAACAAATTTGCAGGCATTAGCGTGTCCTGGCGGCGAGATCACGAGCATCCGCGGCCGCTTTGTAGCCCACATAATCCCGCTTTTCCAAGGCTCGTTCCTCCGCATCGACCGGAGCGGTCGATCGGTCGCCGAGTCGGGTCGGGGGCGATGGGGCTGAGGTAATCGTATTGGGCGGCTCCGGAGCCGTCCGCTTCAGCCCGGCTTCAATCCGTCCCATCTCGCGAATGAGTTGGTTGACAGATAAAACCGGCACGCCCCGCGGATCCAGCGCAGTGAGACGCGCGAGTTCGGCGGGATGGGTCGAGAGATAGTGCGTGACATCCGGCGCGGTCTCCGGGTTGCCAAGCAATTCCTGGGCAATGATATGAATCGGCAAAACGGACATGCCTGCCGGGAGTTGGGAGGCGGGAATCAGCGCTTCCATCAACCCCTGATCGATCTGGTCCTTGAACGTCGGGTCCGCCGTAAACCGGGCCGAAAAGGCCTCGGACGTGGCTTTGACCGCCGTGCGGAACGAGGTTTCCTGCTGCTCGTGCTGGACGCGCGCCTGCGCCTGCGACTCGTCGTGCTTGCGTTCCTGTCGGCGGTCCCACGCGGTGACATCCCGCACGTATTTCGGGTCATATTCGCCGCCGGGATACTTCGCCAGGTTCGTCGGCTGCGGCTCCGGGTCATCCTCGGCGGCTGAGGGGGCCGGCTGTGGCTCCGGACGGGCTGCAGGGGCCGGTGAACGGCCGAGCGCCTCACGCCGGGCGAGTTCGGCCTCGACGCCTTGGCGGATCTTGTCGTTGAGTTTCTGTTGACGCTTAGAAATGGTGCGCGCGGGCACCGCGGCCTGCACATCCGGCTCCGGCTCGTCGTCCGGCTCATCGGGATCATCATCATCCGGCACGGGCGCCGGCACGGGCATCGGGGGGAGTTCGCCTGTTTGACGCCAATCCGCGAGTTCCTTAGGCGAGGCGTTCGCCAGGATCTCGGACGTATCCGGTTGGGTCGGCGTCGGCGCGGGTGCCGTCGTGGTGTCCGTCTCGCTCATAGCCCTCTCTGCGTCCAATCACGCCCACAAACGGAAAACGCCGTGCAAAGGGCCCGTATGTCGAGCCATGTGCACGGCGTCACCCGTGTGGTCCTTGTCGTGCGCCTGTCGGGGACGAGCCGACGATTCGATCTGCAGGATCTAGGCGCGCGGTCGGTCGGTTACGGCGTCGGCGGCGTCTTCTCGGCGAGATCGGTCGTCGCCTGCGTCACGCCCGCCGTGGCCGCGTCGAGTTCTTCCTGCGTAATGAGCTGCGGCACGGGCGCCGGCAGTTTCGCGACCGCATCGGTCAGCGCCGCAACAGCGGCCGTGAGTTCAGCAGCAGTAGCCATAAAGATTCGCTCCACGCGTTCGAGGGTGTGTTCGAGATGGGCCACCCGTTCCTCGAGCGTGCGCGGCTTGCGCGGGCGCTTCTCGGGAACCGATTTGGCCATGTGCGCAAGAGTCTAGCATGCTTTCTAGGCCGCCGAGGGTAAATCCAGCCCCATCCAAAACGCTTCTTCCTGTTCCGCCCGTGCAAACGGATTCACGGCCTCGCGCTCGCCCGCGCCGGTGACCATCGCCTGCCCGGCGGCCACGCCCGTGCCCATGACTACGCGATGCACGGCACTATGACTGGCGATCGACGCAAACCCGCGCGAGAGCCCGACACCAATAGATATCTTCTGCTCGACAGGCTTCTCGGGGATCTTATTCCAGCCCGACCACCAATCCCAGCGATAGCCTGGCCGCCGCAGATACCCGCCCCCACCGAGCGCCACAGTCGGCGGGCTGGACGCATTCACCGCCGCATCGCCCTGCGCCACGCCCACGCCTACGGCCTCGACCGCACTGATGCCCACGACCGTCGCGAGGCCGTCAGCGGACGCCACCGGATTGCTGGTCTGGCCTTGGGCGAGCACGGTGGCCGCGCCCGTGCTGGTGCCCGTGGCCTCGACCTGCGCCTGACCGACCGCGGTGACGGAGGCCGCGCCGAGACTGACGGCCGTCGACGCGGTGCCCTGTCCCACCGCCGTCGCGGTCGAATCGCCCACCGAGACGCCAATGCCCAGCGCGTTGTCGATGCCAATCCCCACGACAGTGGCCGTGCCGCTCGAGGCGCCCACGCTGACATCTGAGGCGGCGCCCACCGCGGTGACGCTCGCGGCCCCGCTCGAGGCGCCCGTGGCCAGTGATGACGCCGCCCCGACCACGGTCACCGTCGAGGCGCCCATACTCGTGCCCGTGCTCAGATCGGCCGCTTGGCCCACGGCCGTGACCGTGGAGGCCCCCGTGGACGCGCCCGTGGCGACGATGGGCGCCGCCGTGATGCCTATCGTGGGGGTCGCCACAATCGCGGTCTGGGCCGCCACGGCCACCGCGGGCACGGTATCGGTCAGTGTTTCGGAGGCGGTAATGTCATAGCCGGCGAGCGCCGGCAACGTGATGGTGACGACGGTATCCGACGTCCGGACGACTGCGGAATCGGGGATGAGATCCCGGAGCGCGTTCCAGCCGGTGGCCTCGCCTTGCGCCGAGACCAAGCCATTCAGAATGGCGCGGCGCACACTCCCGAAATTGGGCGGGTTCGGGGCGAGATCCGAGGCGTGGACAAAAGCCGCCGGCTTAATCGGGCCGTGCCCGTGCCCGAGCGGCAGCGGGCCTCCGGGTTTACTCATGCCCCCTCAAACTGCCCTTGTCATTTCTAATTCATCGACTGAAAATGGACGTATTGGGGCGTCACCGTGCCCGCCACCGACAGGGTCCAGCCAATAAACAACCCCGTGGCGACGGTGTAATCGGCCGAGGCCGACGTGCCACCGAAGGACACCGCGACCGCGGCGCCCGCTGCGCCTGGCGTGCCGGTGATGAAAAAGCCCGTGCCGATAAAGGTCGAATTAGCCCCCGCGGCGCCCAACGTGCGGCAGACGAGGTTAAATTCCATCGTCCAGGGATGCGCGGTCGTCGCGCCGGGCGTCGTGACGGCTACGACGTTCGCGCCGAGGGTAATCCCGCTCGTCGTCGTGCCGACCCGTGGCGTAATGGTCAGCGTGCCCGTCGAGGCGAAGGACATAATCCCGCCCGCGGTCAGCTTCCACCACTTGCCGGGACGCGCCTCATAGGCGTTGATCGGGGAGTATTGGGGGACGACCCAGAGGCCCGTTTCTGACGTGGCCGTGACAGCCGTCAGGTTGGCGATAGGCGTATCGGCGTTGACGTCGGCAAAGTATTGTCGGCTCACTTACTGATCTCCTAGTGTCGGCGTGGGGGCTGGTTGACTGGCGGCGAGGCCTGCGCCGGCTGCGGGCAAGAGCAGGCCATACTTCTTGAGGATGTCGACGGTCTTCGCATCGAACACGACGAAGTTACGCGTCTGGCCTAAACTCGTGCCATACAATTCGTTCACGGCGCCGTGTAAATCCGTCAACGGTGCTTTCGGATAGGCCGATTGCAATCCGGCGAGTGCGGCATCTGGCGCGGCGCCGCTGTCTTTGAACGACTGCGCGGCATGCAGGAAGGCCGGATCGCCACGATAGGGCATTGCGCGCGAGCCCTGATCGAGATACTTGAAGCCGGGAATGCCAGCTTCGTTTAATTTGTCTGCTATTTCACGGCTGGAATAACCCGAATAGCGGGCCATATCATGCAACGTGGCTCCTGCTGGTCCATCTGGATACCGCGCTGCATTCGCAGAGACATAGCGCTGTAAATCAGGCATCAACCCGGTGCGATCAAGAGCCTGTTGGACTTCTGGCGATTGCTGGCTGATCGGCTTATCCCAATCGAGGAACTGATCGGGGTGCGCGTTGATCCCCACTTCATACATCCGGCCGCCTGGCTTGATCATCGCTCCGGCATCCTGCCACTTTCGGATCTGGTCAACAATCGCCTGGCCATTCGCATCATCTGAGAGCCCGCGTCGTGCGTTACCTATCGCAAATTGGAACGGGTCGGCAATGTCATTGCGGCTCGCGGCATCCTGCACCCATGCGAGTGCCCGATCCTCGATGGTGCCCTTATATGTCTGCTTCGGACCACCAGAGCCGATAATGCGTCCGCTCGGCTCGTGCACCTCGAAATCAGTCAGGGCCTTTTTGTATTCCTGCGCCACAGCCGGATTTTCCGCAAAATACAACCCGTGCCCGTAGGCTTGCGCCCCTTCTCCTGTGCCAATCTTGCTCGTATCGAACGCCTCGAAATCGTGCGGGCTCCCGTGATACGCCTTGATCGCATTGGCGAACCGCGGATACCGCTCGGCAATCTTCTCGAGCAGCCCCCCGCCCATCGGCCCCACGTCCATCGCGATGCCGACATTCATGATCTGTTGTGGGTCATCCAATCCCAGCCAGCCGACGATCTTGCGCAACATCCCCTGCCCGGGCGCATCGAAGACCGACGCCCCTTGCGGGTTGATGCTCGCATTGAGCTCCGGCTTCTGAATGACGAGCGGGCCGGGCATTAGTCCGCCACGGGCGCATCGGTGTAGGACGTGATCAAGCCGTTCGACGGGTCACGCTCAAACGTGCGGCGCGTCCTCGAGGGTTTCGGCGGCGGGGCCTCAGCCTTTGGCTTGGGGGCCACCGCTTTGGCGGGCGGGGGCACGGCGGCCGCAGTCGCCAGATCGTGCGTAAAGCCCTGATCGCCTTGCTCAAGGGCCTGCTGATGCGCCTGGTCCCCTTGCGCCATCGCCGTCGCGTGGTCAAGCGTCAGCATCGCGGCCTCATGCGCCCGGTTCAAGTGCTCCTGCGTAGCGTCCTCGATCTGCGCGCCGAGCCGGGCCCGCTCCTCGATGAACAGGCGAATCCGCTCTTCCTTCGCGCCGAGTTCCGCCACCGCGAGTTTGGTCTCCCGGTCCATCGCGGCCTGCCGTTCTTTGCTCGCCAGTTCCGCCGTCGCGATGCGCTGCTTGGTGGCGTGGTCCATGACCGCCATCGCCATGTCTTTATCCGCCTCGATGTGCGCCTGTTCGATCTTGCCCTGTTGCTCGACCTGTTTGGTCTGGATTTCCTGCGTCAGCTTCTGAATCATCGCGTTCAGTTGCTGCACCTGTTGCCCGGCCTCCGCCACCTGCTGTTGGAGTTGCTGAGGGTCAGGCCCTTCGCCCGGCTTCGGCTTCTTGAACTGCGGCGGAGTAATGCGGTCGGCGAGCTCCTCGAGAATCGGGCTTAACTGCCCCACACCCATCGCACTCGACTGCGCCTTCACGATGAGATCCGGCGCCTGCTGCTGCACGATTGGCAATTGCACGAGGCTTTGAATGAACGTATCGACGGCCTCCCGCTGGCTATCCGCGGCCGGCCCACTCGACACGGTAACGTTGTAATCGCCCTTCGTCGTGATGTCCTGATATTCGGGACTCGCCCCCGCCGGCTGACGCGCCTGCCAGGCGTTCGTGGCCTGTTGCAAGGCCATCGCATCCGGGTATTGCTGCATGGTCGGTTTCGGGTCGTTGATGCGCACAACGGAGGCGTTCCCCAGCGCATCCCGAATCCCCGTATTGCGCGCCGAATCGTAGACGTGCGAGCAGAGGTCCTCATACATGACCCCGATCTGCCGGATCATGTCGTCGTAGTGGTCCGCAAAGTGGAACGAGCCGATCTGGCCCGACTTCTCGATCTGCTGCAGGGCGATGCCCGACTTCTCATTCCGCCGTTGCGCTTGCGAGGGCAGGGGCGAGCCCATGATGGCCGCCTGAATGCTGCGCCGCTTGCCCTCGATGGCAATCTCGATGTTCTGAATGGGCGGGTCCCAGCTTTGCTTCTGCGGCAACGGCAGCACTTGCCCCGTCGCGGCATCCACAATCGGTTCCGCCTCGAGGTAGGCCACCGGCTCGTGGGCAGCCTTCTGCCAGTCGGTCGGATTCGTAAACTGGCCCTTATACCCGACCCACGAATTGCGCGGGACGCTCCCGACGATTTCGGCTTCGCACGTTTCCATGTAGGCATGGGCCATGATGGGATCACGCGCGAGGCGCATCATCGAGAGAATAATCCGCTTGTCCTGGACGTAAATCACCTTGCCCAGACAGCAGGCAAAGGGAATGTATTTCCCCTGCCACGGGTTGGTTTCGAGGATCTCGAGGCCGTTCGTAATGTATTGCGTGACCTGATACTGCGGCACTTCGCGCGAGCGGGTCACCTTCGTCTCGTCCACCTCTCCATCAATGTCATCTTCCATCTGCTCTTTCCCGTCATAGAGCAGGAGCCGCTTGGAGCCGTTGGCGTCCTTCGTCCAGTATTCCGCCACCGTCACGGTCTCTTTCTCGGCATCGAACCATGACGGGGCAATCGTGCGGGCCTGGTCATCAAAGTTCGTGACCCGGGCTTTCGGCCAGCGGCGTTTAAACTCGGGGATGGGCATGGTCTCCTGGAAGAACAGATACCGCCCATCACTGAAATCCGGTTTCTTGAACAACGGGTCCGGCAGGACCATATTAGGATTGGGAATCGCCTCGAGCCAGAGTTCTTGATTGAAGCTGGTGTCCGTTTCTTCTTTCGTGATCAGGCGCACCCAGCCATACGACCGCTCCACGCAGTTCTGGAAGGCTGTCGTATACACCTGTTGCGCATGGCTGCGATACTCGAGCTCGCGGGCCTTGTTGGCATAGAACGTGGCGCCGGCATCGTTCGCGCCGTTGCCGGTGGGGGCAAATTTCATGGCCCGGGGATTGGCTCTGATTTGGTTGATAACCTGGTTGAGATATTGTCCAGCTTCATCCATCGACAGGCAGGGGCGCCCGGCGTCTTCACGGGCTTTGCGGTCTGTCGGGTCCCACGGATCGCCGGCCACGTAGGCCATATCCGTGTTCCCCTCATCAACGATGTCTGACCACTCCGCATCGGCCGAATCGTAGCGTTCGCGGATTTCTTTGAGGAGGCGTTCGGACTCAGCCTCGGTCATGCCGGCACCTTCGCGAGTTCCGCGGCGTAAAAGGCGAGCAACTGATCATGGACGGTGCCTTTGGAGTAGTCAGATTGCCACGCCGGATCCTGATGGTCGGGATCTAAGGCCTGGGCGGCGAGCCGGGTGCGCTGGGCTTCCTCAAGGGCGGGCTGAATGGCCGGCAGGTTCCCGGGCTTGGGCATCACGCCTCCATGTCCGTTGGGCACCATGCGCGGCATCGCCTCTTGATAGCGCATATGGGCCATGCGCGACTGCCGCAGGAGGTCGTCAACCGTGTCAGCCACGCTTGCGAGGCTTTAAGTGGGAGCCTAGGTTGCGTGCGGGATGCGTCATGTCTGCGGCATGCTTCCGATCGAGGGCTTTCCCCTTGGCCGTTTCCTTGTTGCCGGACATCAGGCCTTGGTTATTGAGCGATCCGTAGACGTAGTGCGCCAGGCTCTTGCCGGCCAATCCCTCTTTGGTGGCTTGCGCCTTCAGACGGTCTTCAAGAAAGCGGGGCATAGAATCTCCGTTGCACACAGAGCGGGCCGAGATCAAGTTGCCACGTCCCGAGTAATCGTCCAGAACAGGCCCGCATGCGCGTCCATGACCAATGCCGCCAATGCCACCATTTCAACCAGAAACGTGGCGGCACCAGCGAGACGCGATAACAAAATATCGGCATGCGTGGTCGGCGCTAGTATACGCCTACTGCACTGTCTGGCTGCCGTCTTTCGGCACGTCGCGAAACAGAAAGGCGGGGAACCGTTCCCGGCAATGCGGGCACTCCACCACGCCCTGTTGGGCCTTCACGATGGCAATGATGGCCTCGCGATTGATGCGCTCCTGCGTCTCCAGCCGATCGATGAGGGCCTCGAGTTCGTGGATGCGATGCACCAGCGCGGGCACCACGTCATCGAGCAGATCCTCGTCCTGGTCATACATGGCGTCCCCTTCTTAGCTATTCAGGATCTTCACGCTCATCGCCGGCCAGCGGCTCCCGAAATCCGTAATGTGACGCGGATCCAGGTGGGCTGTCACCGCCACCGTCCCATCGTGTCGAATCAGCCGCTCCGTCAAGCCATCCTCCGAGACCTCGATCCGATACGGCTCGGAGGGGTGCGCCAAGTTCCACAACGCCACAATCGCCCGCAGTTCATCACGCGTCATCGTGTTACCCTGCGCTTGAAGGCGTTCAAGACACGCCCGCGCATTATCTAACCGCTGTAAGGCCAGGAAATCCTCATCCGCATAGAAACGGTTCTGCATGTCATCGAAGAAGTCCGTCAGATCAGACATCATCACCCCCACACGCCGGTTGGTCGATACGGCGGCGGCGCCGGTCTCCGTGGCGCCACTTCCGGCACCCCAAACGTCAAGGCTAACGCATCCGCCAAGTCCGGCGACCGCCCAATCCGTTCCTTGACCTGTTCTTTCGGCTCGAGCTGGAACTTGCCGCCCACGTAGGTATACGTCGGGCTCGAGAGCTCCGAGATGAGTTCGGGGATGTTCGGCAGTTGCCCGCCTTGCTTCACCCATTCCGCCATCGCGAACCACATCTCGGCCCGCCGGTTCTTATACCGCACATCGAGGCCCGCGGCGTGGAATTGCACGTTGATAGGCGCTTGGGACCGCTCCATCGCCCGCAGGACGTCACTCGCGCCCGCGGCCCAGCCTCCGGTGGCATCCATCACGATCGGGGCGCCTGGGAAGCCCTGACGCACGCTGAGCACCTTTGTGGCGATGTCTGTGGAGGCCGCACTATCCCGCGCATGACGCATGACGCTCGGCGCAAACGCCCGTTTGCCTTGGCGAGGGAAGATCACCGTGCGGTCGTCACCATACCGCGCCACGTCCACGCCGAGCCGGGCTTGCGCCCATTCGTAGACGTCCTTCGGGTAGTTCTGGGCCATCGCAGCTTGGATCTCCTCGGTGCCGAGCAAGGCGTTCAGGCTCGAGGGCGGGAACCGGCCCAGGATGTAGGACATGACCCACGGGTTTTCCCTGCCGTAGGTGTCAATCTGGTGCTGCGCCCACGCCTTATCGATCCGCGGACTGCGCATCGGATCATCGGGGTCGCCCGTGACCTTGATGATGTGCCACTGATGCGCCAGGACCGTAGCCGCGGCGTAAAGCATGCCCTCGAGGCTGACCGGGTTGCCGGCTTGCAGAATCTTCCCAAACAGGCAGTTACTCAGGGCCTGTTCGGCGGCGCGTAACACGGTGGCCGGAATCGCGCCCGATTCGTCAATGACCGAGAGCACGTATTTGCTATGCAGGCCGGACAGCGTCTTACCCTGCTCCTCGGGGGTGGCACTCTTGGGCCAACTACGGGCGGCGAAGAACCACGTTTCCGGGTGGTCATTCGCAAACACGCGGGTCTTCGTCCACGTAAACGCCGCACTGAGAAACGGACTACGGGTTTGCCACTTGGAGAGCTCGGGCCAGAGGTTGTTATCGAGGTTGTCGCCGGTAATGGATACCGCGGCGCCTTTGGGGTGTTCGCCCCGGTCAGCGTAGCAGGTGAGAAAGTTCCAGATACACCAGGCGAGGAGGGCCGTTTTGCCGGGGCCGGCGCAGGCTTGGAGGCTGATGCGCTGCAGGTCGGGGACGGCAAACACGCGCAAAGCATCGGCTTGCCAGGCGTCGGGGTCCACGCCGAATTGGTCCCTGACAAAACTGACAGGGTCATCGCGCCAGCGTTTGATGCGGGCTTGGGCCTCAGTCAACACTCACTTCCCAAAACCTGGCGCCGACAATACGAGAGGGCGGACAGTGTGGCTTCGTCGCAAGGTATTCCGCTTGCGTCACTTCGCGCAAATAGACAATCGGCACATTGTGATAAGTCTGTCCATCCGGTCGATCCCAACTCACGAGTTCACGTTCACCGATAACATGCGATTCCCAATCTGCGACGATTTCACTCATTTGTTGGGCCCTCAGTCACTGCATGAGGTAAGGACTGGGATGAGGGAAGGGCTGGCCATGCACGACCGCGCGGGCGAGGTCCACCAGCCCATACACGAGCGACTCTTCATGGTTCTCGGCCCAGGCCTCCCGGCGCCGAAGGGCGACCGCATGCTCCTCCCGATAGGCGTCGAGCGCCATCACCGCCTCGCGTAAGTCCGCGATACTCGCCGGTGGATGATCCGCATTTATATTGAGCAATTCGTTGATATCAACCATGGGCTAATCCTTCGGTTTGCTACCCACTCCAGGGTTCTCAGGGATCACAGGCCGATCGGGCCCATCCCACCACCACCCCTCTTCCTTCCAGTCCGCCATTGGCCCACAGGTCGCCATCCACTCACGATATTTGCGATAGGTGTCATGGAAGTTCGGCAATGGTGGGAAATCTTTGCGATCCATCGGCTTAGTCCTTCGGTTTGCTGCCCACCACCAGGTCCTCGAGGCTCACCGAGAGTGTGACATCGTGTGTTTCTTTGGGCTTGTCGAGGGCGCGGTTCAAGAGGTCCGTAAACGCTTGGACGCTCGGGTCTTTCTCCCAGACTTCGATCGTGTCTTCGTCCTGATTCACGGCCTCGAGGGCGGTGACCCGTTCAAACTTGCCGCTCTTCTTGTCCCGATACACCAGATATTGCAAGCCTTTGGCATTGGCCACTTGCGAGGCAATGAGCTCGGGCAGATGTTCGGTAATGGCCTTGCGGACCAGTTCGCGGGCGGCTTCTTTGGCGAGGGTGGAGGGCCACCGCACGCCTTTCGGCTTGCCCGCGCCTGGGCGAGCCCCACCGCGTGGCTTTGGGGGTGATTTCAATGATTTCATGTGGCTTTTTTACCACAGTCCTTCTTGACTCAGACGCGCAGACGGCGTAACTGACACGCTTCACACGGGCATGCGGCGTGCATCCCGCTGGGAGGGGAAGACGCGGCGAGGAGGCGCCTGAACAACATGCCAGCCTTGAGCGTGGTCACGTCCGCGGGCGTGAGGGGTTGTCCATCCTTCTCGCGCTCGAGGGCGTCAGCCGAGGCGATGATCTCAGCGATATGGTCCCAATGGTCCATCTGCATCCTTCCCGGCGTGATGCCGTTGTCAGAGCCTACGTGCTAGTTAACCTGCACACCGGTGGGGACGGCCGGGCTTAGGGCGACATGATCGAAAGGGCCCGACGTCGCACTCCAGGCCGTCACCGTCGTGGCACCATGGTTCCGAATAGCCACGGTAAACCCTGTGCCCAAGGGGACCGCGGCAAAGATGACCGTGCTCGAGGTTCTCGGAATTTGACATTGTTTCGTGCCGTCGGCGGGATCATCGAGGCGAATATCGAGGGGATTGACGGCCGGCGAAAGCGGGGCCAGGCGGGCCAAGCCGCAGGTGGTCGCACTCGCCAGGACGTTGGTCAGGGGCGCCACGGGGGTGCCGGTGTTGGGCGACACGCCAGCGGCGAAGACGGCCACATCGCGCGACACGATGGCTTCGGGCGTCTGGGCCAGGGCACTCGAGGCGCACAGGAGGACCCCGATCACAACAACATATTTCATTGCGGCCGAGTTTAGCATGTCTCACCACCGGAGGGGTGACGGTTCTCGCCGTCCTCGGGAGGGAGCAGGGCGGACGCGAGCTGCTTAGCGCAACGTTCGCAAATCTGGGGCACCTCGCTCAACTCCACGGGACACAAGGGGCATGGAGGGGCGGCGGGCGGGTGCGCGTGCAGGAGCGCGGCCAGTTCGCTCGCCAACTGCTCAAGGCAATAGGCACGCGAGAGCACCAGGGCGCCTTGTGGATATTGAAAATCAATCTTCGGAGATCGCAGCGCCTCCGCCCGCGCCCGTTCCTCGATTGCCGTCTGTCGCCATTTTGCGATCTGCCGTTCCAGTCCTACCCGGAGTCCGTCCGCGCTCATAAAGACCTCACGAAGAAGAAGATCCGTCATCGCGCGTAGACGGTGAGTGCGGCGTTCCATCGACAGGATCTACCGCGCAGTCCCCGCCTGTGGTGCGTTCCAACACCAGCAACCCGGATTTGGTCACGCCGCATCGTCGCCATCCCGCAACGAGAAAACAGTAGCCAGGATTCCTTGACCGGACTTTCGACGCATTGACGTAGGTGTAATGCCGGCGATCAGGCCAGACGCAATCAGCAATCGCATCCGCCTGACGAACGAGCTCGGAACTCCGGTGCTCGCTCTCGTTTCGGAAGACGGCGCAGTTGACGCCGACTTGTCGTAGACCCGTGCGCGCGTCAATGCAGTCGTCCTTGAACAATCGCCAGACGAAGACCGCCGCAGCATCGAGCGTTCGTAGCACCACCTTCTCGCCGGGGCCGCAGAACAGTTTGACCACACGCCCATCCGCATAGGCACGGCGACTGTAATGCTCCTCGTAGAGCGATAAACACGCGGCGTCTCCATCCTTCGTCAGCCACCAGACCGGATCAGTCAAGATTCTTCGGCGGATTCACCACGCGCGTCGAACCACAGTGTGGACATCGCTTCGGCCGAATGGGGGCCTCGATATACCGTGAGCAACCGTTACAACCAAACGTCATGGAACGCACCCCTTTGCGATTTACGCGGTAGATCCTGTCCTTCGAGCGTAGGCAGAACGGTCTACGCGCGCCAACGTCTTCTCTTCGTCCGTCTGTCTCCTCATGGCTGCACCGGAGGATCAGGGAGCCGAAACAAGACGGGCCGTGATGGATACAGATCGTCATCGCCGATAATCCACCAGTGTCCGGTCGGCCAGTCGCCATCGTAGCGGCAGCGATGAATACCCGTGCTCCCGGCTTCAATCGCCTTGAACTCGCTGCCATCTTTCGGGCAATAGATCGCCTCGTTCCAGCCAAGTTCCTTCAGCCGCATCCACGCCTCCCACATCGCGTGAATGGCCGTCGTCTCGTCCGGCATCTGCTCAGCACGCCGCGCCTTACCAGCATCAACAGCGGCCTGCAATGAGTCGGCTTCCGCCTTGCGTAGTGGCTCATGGTGCCCGTCGTGGAACGTCTTATGGCCGACAATCGGGTCATCGGGAATCGGCATGCCGGTGTGCTCCAAGCCTGAATAGGGACCGCGCTTAATCCACGGATGCTCGCTCATGGCTTCGGCTCCTGGGCCTCGTAGCCATCCCATTCTGGCCAATTTCGATCTTGTTCTTCCGCAAACGTGCGTGAGACGCTCTGCCACTGCGGACACGTCGGCTCACCACATCGACACGGACGCACGATCCGACCTAATTGCCGCAAGACGTCCACGGTCAACCCAGACCGATTAGCATAACCTTCTTCAAATTCTTCTCGCGTCATGGCTGCACCGGAGGATCAGGGCGACGGTAACAAAGGCAATCGGGATGATGCGAACCCGGAACGCAGGGCGTCGGCGGGTCCCCCTCGGTGTCCGCACCACAAACCGCGCAATACCAATGACTTCCGCTCTCATCGCGTGCCACCATCGTGCCGTGCTTCTCGCAATACGGCGCTTCAGGCTCCTGTCGGTCCCCCTCGGTGTCCAGCACGGCCGCATAAGCCGCTTCGATCACGGCAGAACGACATGCCTCGTAGCGTTCGCGCCAAAGAGCAGGACTATTCGCGTCCTTGGCAGGCTGCATGCCATCGCGTTTGCACGTTTCAAGAGCTTCCAGTAGCTCTCGGAGTCGTCGTGTGCGGCGGTCCTCGGTGGTCATGCGGTCTGCTCCAAGGGCTTCCAAGCCCGTGCAATCCATCTGGACAACTGATACGGAATCTTGGCGATGTGCGCGGAGGCGGCTTTGCGGGCGGAGGACTTGGATGCCTGACGCCGTTGCAACGAACAATCTGACCCTGAGCCAAACCAGTCACCGCCGTTTTTGCGATGCTCTGCTGGATTCGTCAGATGGCGCGTATAGTCGTGGCCGTCGCGTTTGTTTAAGTGCCGCGTGGTTTTCCGCCCGTCTGGGTTCTGCCCGTGTCCGCTCGTCGTGTTGTGCGCGACGTTGAACCAGGATCCGCCGTCGTTCTTTGTGGCCTTCAATCGTTCCTCAGCAGTGCTATTGAAGGCCTTGGCGACAGAGCCCGGCTTGTCAGAGCCCGACCAGTTCAGCCCAGCCACTTTCACGGCCCGCATCGTGATCGGCATCAGCGCCGGCACATCGCCCCACAGATAGAAGCTCCCGTAATGCCACCGAGCACGACCGACCCACTTCTGCGCCCCGCAGACGTTCTCCACGACCAGCGGGATGTGATGCCCCGCGGCCTCGCAGGCTTCCCGCTGAATCCGAAAGCAGGCATCAAACAACTCGTTACTCGGTGGCGGCAAGGCTTTGGCCCGTTTCCACGGCATCGCCCGATACGAATACGCCTGACATGGCGGGCTGGCGACAATCAAGGCCGCACTCTTAAACTGCCGCCCGTGGAGCGTCAGCACGTCTTGGAGCACGAGCTGCGCGGGATATTCCATCCACTCGTTCAACACTTCCAAGCCGTCATTGGCGTCGTTGAGTCGAGCAATTGGACGCTCTGACCATGTTTTGGCGCCCGCCCCGCCATTGTTGCCGGGGAGCTTTACGGACGACTCCCGGCGAATCACTTTCGGATAGCGATGCCGCTCGTTGTCAAAGCCCACGACGGTGTAGCCTTCCGCCATTAAGCCCTCCGTCCATCCGCCCAACCCGCAAAAGAGGTCAATCGCCAATGGTGGCCTCACAGAAATCCCCGATACCACGCACGCAGACACGGGAGACAGAAATAGGTCGCCCCGTCTGGGCCGTGCGTGACCATCTTGCCCGTCTGCTGACAGAGTGCGCATTTAGTCATGGATTACGTCTCACGAATCACGATGCCGTATTGCGCTTCGACAAATTTCTTTTTGAGCCGATAGAGGGGGGTTTTCATCCCCTTCACATCTTCCACCACACGCACCCATTGCACGAGCCGGCCGGGCAGGGTGGCCCGCGCATAGCACTCGCGATCTCCGACCACGATCCGTTCTTCATATTCAAAATCGGCCCGGTAGTCGGCCACCTTCGGGCATTCGCTATGGTCAGGTCGCCACGCGTTCAAGGTGAACGACGGCTGCAGCATCAGCCCGCGGATCTGGCCGGCCTTCAATAAGAGCTTGAGTTCGCCATAGCGGGCGGCCTCTTTCCGGCTCGCAAAGCGGATCCCATCCACCTCAGTGGGCACGGCATTGTATTTGTGCTTATACGCCATGGTCGCGTTCACCAGTCCATCCGCGCTGAAGTCCGTGGTTCGCCCTTATAGACCCGCGAGGCCGGCGTCAGCACGGTGCCGAAGAGGCGCGCAAGGCGTTCCCCTTCCGCCCGGGTCAGGTGCTGGGCCTCGAGCGCATCCTCAATCTGCGTGCGTTGATGGCAGGCCACGGGGTTCGTCGTGGGGCAGGGAGGTCGATGCGGGC